CTTCTGACAAACGCCTCAATAAAAGATGATCTTGAAGACCTTATAGACAAATTCCTAGAAGATGAATACTTATAACATTTCAGTTAATGATGTAATGGTACTGCAAGACGTTCCTGAAAAGAACGTAGAGATGCGTAAGGAGCAAATAGCAGAGATCATGTGGATGAAATCGAAAGAACCGAACATAGAGACTATTAAAGATACAATAGATGTCACTCTAAATAAAGACTGACCATTGCAATTATTTGATTGAAGTGGTATAATAACATTATAGTAATTACAACGTTATGGCAAAAGGATTTACAGTTAAAACAGCTGCACCTGTAAAAAAGAAAAAAGCAGAGGACGAATTTTCAATAGACAAAGCAAGAGAGTTAATAAAAGGAAAGACTATTGTATTCTGCCTACCTGGTAGAGGGGTTTCTTACATCTTCCTTAAGGCTTTTGTAGGGCTATGCTTTGATCTGGTACAGAGTGGAGCAAGTATCCAAATCTCTCAGGATTACTCATCAATGGTCAACTTTGCTCGATGCAAGTGTCTAGGTGCTAATGTTCTCAGAGGGCCTAAGCAGAAACCGTGGGATGGGAAACTTAAGTATGATTATCAGTTATGGATAGACTCTGATATTGTTTTTGATACAGAGAAGTTCTACCGCCTTGTGCAGCATGATAAAGACATTGCAGCAGGTTGGTACTGTACCGAAGATGGGAAGACTACTTCCGTTGCTCATTGGTTAGAGGAAGACGATTTCCGTACTAACGGAGGTGTTATGAATCATGAAACCTTAGAGACGATGAGTAAGCGTCAGAAACCATTTACAGTGGATTACACAGGGTTTGGTTGGTTGCTTATAAAGCATGGAGTCTTCGAGTCTCTTGAATATCCTTGGTTTGCTCCTAAGATGCAAGTATTTGAGTCTGGAGAGGTTCAAGACATGTGTGGAGAGGACGTTAGTTTCTGTTTAGATGCTATCGAAGAAGGATTTGAGATCTGGTGTGACCCTAAGATCCGTGTGGGACATGAAAAGACCCGTATTATCTAAAAAAAATCCCCGTGAGAGTCGGGGAGCAAAAAATCGCCCGTTAAAGTATTAGGAGAGAACAACTATGGGAATGAGAAGTCTATCTGGTGAAACACAAGTAGAAGCCAAACCAAAAAAGTCAAGACAAGGAAGAGGAAAACACTCTAAGTACTCGGCAACCTCTAGAAATGGAGCAAAAAAGAGGTATAGAGGACAAGGAAGATAAAATAAGACCCCCGAAAGGGGGTTTTTTAGTGCGTATCTAAATATAGTAGGTAAAATAACTAAAAATGACTGAAAATCCTAGTCGAATACCCATGACTGAATACTATTTTGACAATAAAAGACCTAAAGTACCCGAAAAAAAGGTGCTTACAGAGGTAATGCATGACATTCCAGAAGATTATGAAGGTGAATATACCAATCCTGACTGGAGAAATGTGAAAAATACTGAAAAACCATTATAGATAGATGTAAAGTATAGTAATTTTTGATGGCAATACAAATTTCTCGTGCATTTAAGGATATTAGTCTATCTTTTACACGAAGTCCTATTACTAATGACGTTGTTACTCTTCGAAATGAGGATGCCATTAAGAGATCTGTCGTAAATTTATGCCGAACTCGATTAACAGACAGGTTTTTTAACGAATTACTAGGTACATCCATTGAAGATGCACTATTTGACTTAGTTGGTGAAGATATTGGTGTTTCTTTAGAAGAAGAAATTAGGACATTACTAACAAACTTCGAACCAAGAATCAAATTGACTCAAATTAACATAGAAGATGATATAGATGAGAATGGTTTATACATTACTATTCGTTATAATATCGTTGGATTACCTTTTCCAGAACAAAATATAGAGTTTCTCTTACAACCTAGCAGAATATAATGGCACTTAATCAGTTTACTAACTTAGATTTTAATGATTTACGCACTCAGATCAAGGATTATCTGCGAGCTAACTCATCTTTTACAGATTTTGACTTTGAGGGATCTAACTTTTCGATATTAATTGATACTTTAGCGTATAATTCTTACATTACTGCCTATAATACCAACATGGCAGTCAATGAATCGTTCATTGATAGTGCTACTTTAAGGGAAAATGTCGTTTCTTTGGCAAGAAACATAGGTTATGTACCAAGATCGAAGAAAGCTTCGGTTGCAAAGGTAAGTTTTAGTGTAGATGTAAGTGCAATAAAGGCAAAAACAGTCAAATTACATAAAGGAATAGTTGCAGTAGGTAATGTTCAGAACGGTTCATACATGTTCTCGATACCTGATGACATTACTGCCAATGCAGATATTAATGGTTTAGTAACTTTTGATAATATAAGTCTATATGAAGGGACTCTTCTTACAAAACAATTCACTGTAGATGCGTCACAAACAGATGCAAAGTATATTTTACCTAATATTAACATTGATACATCAACAATTAGAGTAGAAATAGACAATGCTAATGGAATTACAGAGACTTATACTAAGTATGAGAACATATTCCAAGTAGATAAGGACTCTAGATTGTTCTTAGTTCAAGAAATTGATGATGAGAAGTACCAATTACTGTTTGGTGATGGTACTTTGGGTAAAAAAGCAGGTTCTACTAAGTCTGTTCCTAGTGGTCATGGTAGTACGATAAAGGCAAGTTATATTGTGACAAATGGAGAAGGTGGTGATGGAGCTGCTAATTTTGTATTTTCTGGTAAATTGACCTATATGTTGGGTGGTGGAGAAGTTGACATCACATCTGGAGTATCCCTTCTAACGACTGTACAATCGTCCGAAAATGGTTCCGAGATAGAAACCCTAGACTCGATCAAATACCTTGCTCCAAGGGTCTATGCGTCGCAGCAGAGAGCAGTCACTGCTAATGATTACATTAGTTTAATTCCAAGTCTATTCGGAAATATAGATTCAGTAAGTGCCTATGGTGGAGAAGAACTAGATCCTCCAGAATATGGTAAGGTTTATATTACTATAAAACCAAAAAATGGTGAATTCTTATCGGATGTATCAAAAACGTCCATCAAAGCTGGATTAAAGCAATATACTGTTGCTGGAATTAAGCAAGAATTTGTTGATCTAAAGTATCTTTATGTTGAATATGACTCAACTGTATCATATGATCCAGGTCAAATTCAAACTTCTGAAGGATTAGCATCTAATCTTAGGAGTGCAATTGAAGAATATTCAAAATCTACTGATATCAATCAATTTGGTGGAAGATTAAAGTATAGTAAATTACTGAATATTATCGATAGAGTCAGTAGTGCAGTAACTTCTAATATTACTGTTCTTAAGATGAGAAGGAATATGGTTCCTGTTTACAATGCTTTTGCTAACTATGAGTTATGTTATGGTAATAGATTCCATGCAGATCAAGAAGGATTTAATATCAGGTCTTCTTCATTCAAAATTGAAGGAGTAGCAGGTGATGTTTATCTAACAGATTTTCCAGATGATGAAACAGGAGCAACTGGAACAGTAAAATTCTTTACTCTTGTCGATGAAAAACCAAATTGGATCAACAATAATGCAGGTAGTGTAGATTATGTAAAAGGTGAGATATTAATTTATCCTATATCAATTTCATCTACATCACTTACGGGTAGAATAGAAATTGAAGTTATTCCTGAGTCAAATGATATTGTCGCAAAACAGAACCTTTATATTGTGCTAGATACTACAGCAAACAGTAAATTGACATTGTTAGAAGATATTATTACTTCTGGTTCCAACAAGTCTGGGGTAACATATGTACCTCCATCAAGTTTTGTCAGCACTACAAAATATACAAGATAAGACATGCTCGATAATACTAAAGTAAAAATCTCAAATATTCTGAGTAGTTTAATACCAGATTTTATTGAAGCAGATAATCCCAAATTCAAAGAATTTCTAGAACAGTACTATATCTTTGAAGAACATGAATATGGAACAACAAATATTGCGGATGATCTTGCTGAATATAAAGATATTTCTAAGTTAGCTGAGATTGAAACTGTAAGAGCACAGACAATACCTGTACCAGGAACACTTGTCCCACCACAGTTAGTTGCTCTTACTGCTGATGTACTTGCATTTGATTCTACTATAAATGTCAATCATACCAAAGGATTTCCAGATACTTATGGTCTTTTGAAGATTGATGATGAAATAATCACATATACTGGAAAAACTGCTACTTCCTTTACTGGTTGTGCTCGTGGATTTAGTGGTATTAGTGCTATTGAAACAGAAGGAGATCCAGAGTTTTTAACTTTTAGTGAAACTGAATCAGCTGAACATGGTGCTTTAAGCGTAGTATTAAATCTTGGATTTGTCTTTATAGGACAATTTTATAGTAAATTTAAAGAGCAGTTTCTTCCAGGAGTAGAGAAAAGAGCGTTTGCTCCAGGTCTTTCTGTTGAAAATATATTAACTAGAGCAAAGGATTTCTATACATCTAAAGGAACTGACAGTTCTATTGACCTTTTATTTAAAGTTCTATACGCTAAAGACGTAGTAATAGACAAACCTTTCAATAATACTATATCTGTTTCTGATGCTGAATGGCAAGTTAGTGATGAGATAATGGTAGAAGCATTGTCAGGTAATCCATTAAACCTGAAATTGTATAATTTGTTTCAGGGTAGTGCTACTGATTTTTACAGTAATCCGACTGCAACTGGTGCAATATCTAATGTTGAAGAAGTATTTTTGGGAAGAAAAGTATACCATAAAATATTTTTATCGAGAGATACTGTAAAAAATAAGTTTAATGTTAATAATAGAACAAAAGTATTAGAAAAAGGAGTAACTGAGTCTGTAGTTACAGTAGATTCTACTGTTGGATTTGGTAATACTGGATTCTTTTGGTATCCAAATGCACTTGGGACATATCAAAAAGTAGAATATACCTCAAAATCATATAACCAATTCTTTGGTTGTGTTGGTATTGCAAGTACAAGCTTAGGGAAGAATACTCCAATTATTGGAGATCAATTTGTTTGGGGTTATGAAGATAATGATTTGACAAAAGTTTGTCAGATGAGAGTGGTTGGTTCTGTTATAGATTCACCTAAAAATGAAATTGAAGATACTCAATTCTATTCTGCAGGGGATCAAATTGGCGTAAAATATCTTGGAGATACAATTGATGAGTCTAATGTAAGATTCAATCAGTGGATTTATAATAATTCTATAGATTTTGATGTTGTTATAGAACAAACTGGTCCTGGAGGAACTCCAATTTCTGGTATTGATGCTAATAATAATATTATTACGACTATTGATAGGCATTCAGTTAAAAATCTATCTGAGTCTACTATTGATGTATTTGAAAAGTTTACTGGAAAGGTTCTTGATACTAATGTAAAAGTAACTTCCATTACTAATAATACTATTGGTTATTATGGTAATGGTACAGGTGGAATACTTAAGAATGGAGTTCCAGTTGTTGGAACGCATTACACAATTAGATATAATTTAAGAAAAACAACACCTTCAATTGGACTAGATTACTTATTATCTGATATTCCTAATACATTTTCTGATAAAGAAGAGAATTGTATTGCTGCTTTTTCGGGATATCCTTCTGGTGACTTTAATACCACAGATAGATCAAAAACATTCACTTCAAATGATTTTGGTCTTGTAGGTGCTGGAATAACAATAGTAAATCATGAATTTTTGCAAGGAGAAAAGGTATACTATCAACCATTAACTGCATCCACTGGAGTAATTGGTGCAAATGAGAATAGAAGTGGAATAGAAACAGGAATTTACTATATTAGTGTTGTTGATGATGATCATATAAAACTTTCTTTAACAAGGCAATCAATATTCACTAATGATACTTTATGGGATGAGACTCCAGTATCACCAGCTGTTGGATTCCCAACTGGAACTGGAACAGATGAGCATAAACTTACTCCATATTCATTATATGTTGGTGGATCGTTAAAAAATCAAAATAATTTAAAAAGAGTGAGAAAAACTCCTGCAGATGCGAAAAATACTAAAAATATCATTGGACCTGTCGGAGTAGCAGTGAATGGATTGGAATTGCATTCTGCATTATCCAATGATGCAGTTTATTATGGTCAAATTGATAAAATTAATGTTTTTAGTCCAGGTAAAGAATACAATATTATAGAACCACCAAATGTTTCTGTTGCAGACAGTGTTGGTAGCGGAATAGAAGCAATTGCTCATCTTGGAAATGGTTATATTTCGGATGTTGTTCTGACTAGTTCTGGATGGGATTATCAAGGTATTCCATCTGTTACCATAACTGGTGGTAATGGAACAAATGCCGAATGTAAGGCTAACATGAAGTATGTTACACACAAACTAACATTTAATGATAGTTTTGTTGATGTAAACTTACTTGTTGGTGATTATGGTAGATTCAATTTATCAAAAGAGCACAAACTTCTACAGGGTGAAGCAGTAGTTTATAATTCAGATCCTAATGGAACTCCAGTTGGGGTTGGTAGTACTAATGTTGGATTATCTACTAGTGTATTGACAAATGGTGCGACATATTATGTTATAAAAAACAGTAATACTAGTTTTTCCCTTGCACTAACCAGAGAAAGAGCAGTTGTTGGTATTAATACTATTCAGTTCACAACAGATGGATCAGGAATACACAAAATAACAGCAAAGAGAAAAAGACGTATTGTTGATAGTATAGCTGTAAAGACTCCTGGTAAGAATTTTGCGTATAATAAAGTTGATATCGATTCTTATAGATATGCTCCAAGTACACAAGTTGGCATATTAACTACATTTACAGGAATCAGTACAGAAAATAATTACATATATGCAAAAAATCATAATTTTGGTCATGGAGATGTGGTAACTTATTCACACAGTGGAACTGCAATTTCTGGATTATCAACTGCATCATATTATAAAGTATCTGTTGTCGATAAAAATAACTTCAAATTAAGTGAAGCTGGAACTGCAACTACTATTAGTAATCATAATTTTGATAATAAAATTTATAGTGATTTGAATAGTATTGGAGTTGGTACTCATACATTTAATTACCCAGACGTAAAATTAACAATAGAAGGTATAACTTCTGTTGGTATAGGAAGTACAGTTATTCCCTCATATGTTAATGCTACTGCGTATGTTAATCTTGAAGGAAGTGTAAGTAATATATTCATTAAACGTGGGGGAGTGGGATATGGATGCTCTACTATAATTAATCACATTAGACAACCCAATATTACTTTACAAACTGGTAGAGATGCTAGAGTTGGTTGTATTGTTGACGTTACTGGTACTGTTGTTTCTACAATTATCAATGATCCAGGAAAAGATTACTCAACTCCACCAATTCTAAAAGTTATTGGTTCTGGAGTATTTGCGAGATTAAAGGCAAAAGTTGTTAACGGTAAGATAGATTCTATTGATATTGTTGATGGTGGAATTAATTATACTCCAGGAGAAACTATTGTAGAAGTCATTCCTGCGGGATCTGAAGCATTGTTTAATGCAGATATTCATAAATGGAGTATTGATAATGTACAAAGGTATTCTCATATATTAGGTTCTGCCTTATATCAAGACACAGTTCAATTAAGATCAACTATAAAATCCAAAGGTAATAAGATTTGCTCATTCTATCCTCAGAAGCAACTTAGGATGGATTTGGATGATAATTTAAATTCTGATAAGACAGAAAAGATATCTGATTTAAAACATTCTCCAATTATTGGTTGGGCTTATGATGGAAATCCAATTTTTGGTCCATATGGAAAACCACCAGGAGTTGGTGTCAAAAAAATGCAATCTAGTTATATTATAGATGCAGTATCTGATTCCAGTTTAAGACCACAGTATGGTAATGGTTATTTTATTGAAGATTATTTCTATGATCAAAATAGTGGAGATTTGGATGAATTTAATGGAAAATATTTAATTCCTGGAGAAAGTGACGATTTTCCTAACGGAACATATGCATATTATGCTTCAATAAAGGATACTCCACAAACAACCCCAACTTTCCCATATTTACCATTCAGGCATTATAATGATACTGATGAATTTAACTATGAATTATTAAGAGATCAGAGTGATATTTACATCAATACTGGTGAATATAAGAGAAATGTTACTAATTATGGGTATAATGTAGATAATACAAGATATAGTTTCCATACAGACCCATTAAGTTCTGAAGCACTTCTAGAAGTAACAGAAATAAGATCTGCTGGTGTTTCCACTGTTAATATGGATGTTGCAGGAGATAAGTATAAAGTTGGTGAACTTATATCTTTCTCCGACCCATCTTCAATTAGTGGAAAAATTAAAGAAGTTGCTGGTAAGGAAATTCAAACAATTTCTCTAACAGAGACAGCTGTTAGAAATTTGAAATTCCAAGTTATTGAAGACCAAGTAACAGCATTTAGTACTGTTCCTCACAATTATATTGATAGTGAATTAGTACAAATTTCTGGTATTAGTTCGGCATTATTCAATCACATTGAGGGTAGTAGAGTTGTTGGTGTAAAGACAGTTACTACAGCACTTTCTGTAGGACTTGCTAATACTGTAAATACTGGACTTACAACCTTTATAAAACTTTCTGAATCTACTATATCTGATAGATTTGATATTGGAGATGTCATTAAACTTGGTAATGAGCAAATGCGTATCCTTCAAAAGGATCATTTTAATAATAGATTTAGAGTAGCACGAACACAAAATGGAACAGTTGCAGCTGGATCTGGCATAGCAACTGGAACTGCTGTTTCAAAAGTTCCTCATGAGTTTACATATAAAGTTAAGAAAAAGGTAAAAAATAAGAACTTACAATTTAGTAGAAAATTCAATTTTGACGGTGAATTGGCAGTTGGTATAGGAAGCACAGTAAAATCAACCATTGTTGGCTATTCTGGTATTAGTACAATTTACAAATCCATACCACAAGGTGCCATTTATCTTCCTGGACATCAAT